GGTCATCAATCCACTTGGGATTGTGCCTCAGGAAGACCTGAGGATAAAGCGATGCAACCTCAAACATCGCTTTCGGCCAAACAAAGGCCCACTTCATCCCAATCCACTCAAAACGCCTGTTGGCAGTGACGTACCCCATCTTTTTGACAGACTTCTGGTAAGCCTGTCGGTCAAGCTTCTCAGCAAGAGGTACCACCCTCCTGCCAATCCACTCTTCAGTATTGTCTCTCTGCAGTCTCGCTGCAGCCGAAGAGACAACGTCAAAAAGACGAGGAATTGGCGGCCTATCGGTGACAAACCCAATAGACCGGTCAACACCAGTCCTGAGAACAGAACAACCGCCTGTCACAGCGGAAAGTCTGAACCAACGCTTTACGGAGAGTTGCTTCCGTAGCCAGTTACTCAAGCAACCTAAGTCACTCAAGACGCCTCGTAAGCCAATCTCATGTCGAAACCGGGTTATGACACCCAACACCGATCTCTGAGAAAAACCCACGAGACTCCTGACTACCTCCGCAAGCATTCCTCCCGGTTTGTTCCTATCGGGGCGAAGAAAACCCAATGTCGCTTTAGCCACTTTGACATGGCTTAAGACGTCGTATGATTGGCTGTTCAAATCCAACCATCGTCTACTACGAATTGTTTTTTCTTCATTCACGACGAGACCATATCTCCCGGTAACAGCGCGCCATCTCTCGAAAAACGCGTCATCACCCGCAAAGATACAATCGTCGCCGTTAAATCTGCCCCGACGGACCCGACCCCCATCACGGATATCGCTGGCGATATCAAAACAGCTCTTGTTTAAAAGGCACAATAATGGGAAACTAATGAGATTTCCCATCATCGAGCCTCGCTTAATCGGATAATGAACGTTATCCAGTAAACAAGAGCTATTCTTGTAACGGAGATCTTCGAAACTCGACAGAAGAACACTCCTCTCCTCCTCCGTAAGTTCAGACGATCTTGCGATCTCGCTCACTATGACAGAGACAGCAGGAAGGTAGATGTTATCAGTGGCGGACTGGTAGTCCCCACTAATCAAAAACTCTCCCTCCCTGCGATCTCGAGCGACAATCTCAAAATCTTCCTTTTGCACATCCCCTCGGACACACCAACCGAAGCTGGTTATGTAATTGTAAAGAGCGTTATGGACAGGAGTCAACACGCGCTTGACTTCTGCGGATTGCATCGTTACAACCCTAAACTTCCCTTTCGTTTTGGCAACACCCAT